AATATTTTTATTATCGATGATAACTGTGCTACCGTCTAATTCAGTTTTAATTAATATACGATAATATCTTTCCGGCTGCAACCCTCCCATATAAACATCAAAGAAAGGTCCATTACTATCACAGGATATTTTAGTAAACTCTGTATCGAAGTCAACTATCATTTCTTCTGTGTTTTCATCTCTTAACCCCCAATACGAACCAGAAGGTAGAGCATAATCTGTTGTATACACAGAAGATGTTTGGAAAGCACGGGTTGGGTATTTAGGTCTAGATATTACTCTAAATCTTTTCTTACCGGTATCAGCATACTTGCCGACATTATTTTTTATATCAATAGTTGCTTGGTCGGTAGAAAGTAAAGATAAACTACCGGTATCGTACGCACTATCATCCCATTTAAACTCTAGGTAAGGAGGGTAAATAGTATTTGTATCTCCTCCAAAATATTTTAATCTTATAGAAGCTGAAGTGTATCCTTCTAAACTATCTTGCAGTTTTAATATAAATCCTCGGTTAGTAAGAGAACCGCTATAAATCTGCTTTACTGCAGTAGTTACATTAAGGGTAAGGTCGTGAGTTGAATTTAAACCATGAGTTTGTGATGCTTCTACATTTTCATCGTTAGAAGAAGTAAACCAGTTACCTCCTCCAGTAGTAGCACCGAACGAAGCAGTAACTCCTGCTGGGTGAGCTGATGTAGGCCAAGCATTCAATTCATTAGCAGATATATATGTCCAACTTGCTCCAGTTTTATTAGTAGGAAGATCACCGAACTTACCTGTACCGTTATCCCAATCGTTTCCATTAATGTAGATAGGGTAGCCATAGACTGTGTAGCTTACCGGTAATTCAGAAGCTTCAGCTAAATATAAGTGGATACTGGAGCTAAAATTCGTATTACCTATCTCGTTATCTACTACATTATCGATATCAGTATCTGAAAATTGAAGTAGTATACGGCTTGTTTGACCAATATCAGATGTGTTTGGATAACCTCCAAGTTCTAATATTTCATCTTTACCTGCGTTTCCTAAAGGAGTTTCGGTAAAAATAAATGTGTCTTTTTCAGGAAAAATTCTATATACTGCCATTACAATGTTGTTATTCTACCTTTTATATCGCTATTAGGGTATTTTACTTCAAATATCATCGGATCGTATGAAGGGTATACTACGTTACGTTTTGTAGCTCCTTTCACATCATAGGCGTATTTTGAATATATACCGCCTTGTTTATTAACAACTTCGATATTTTCTACCGTTTGGACTCCTTTTACTCTATCAAGAAGAGTGTAAATTAATGAAAGATTAATAGGTTGATTGATAGACCATTTAGCTATATCAAAGAAATCTTTCAATTCGTTAGTACAATTTAAAAGAACATCCCTACCGTTATAGTTAGGTCTTATCATTATATCAAAATTAATACCTATATTTACCACAAATGCATCTTTGATAGAAATAGCATCTGTGATCATTTTATATTGTGAGATGTAAGTTTTAAGATTTTCTTTTAAATTACTAGTCGCATTTACTACTTTCTTATTTCCGTCAAAAGCTAGTACGTACATAGACAAAGCTAAAGGATTGGAGTCTATAATATTATCTGTAGCTGAGTTTCTACTTACCAGCTGGTCTTGAGTAACATATGCTTTAGCTATCGAACCAAATTGAGAAGGTAGAGTTAAAGCTCTAAAAGAATAATCCTGTAAAGTAACAGCTCGGCCTTGCTCGGCAAAAGCTCTTCTTGAATTCTCTCTTAATTCTTCTACTGTATCTCCGTCTCTTCCTCCGGTTGCTGGTTCAAGATTAGTAAATGTTAATGTAGAAACTACAGTTGAATCTGCATCTGCTTGTGTTACTACTGTCTTTTGATTTACAATAGTGTTAGCAGGTACATTAGATTCTACACCTCCTCCTACTAAGTATCTAATAGTTAGAGTAGTATCGGAAGGAGCTATACCATAAGCTGAGGAGTATAAAAAGTTATTAGGGTCGTAATTTTTATCTATAGTTGATACGCCGTTAGATGATCCTAAGCCTACGTTTGTTGGATCAGGAAGAAATTCAGTATCGAGCTGTCCGGTTATACCTGCTCCGAATTGAATTAAAAGCTGCCCTGAAGAGTTAAATCTGGTAGTAAATCTTCTAGGAACTCTTGTGGCTGTTAAAATATAAGGTACTTCTATAGAGTCTTGTGCTAAATTTACTACTTCTTCTAAAGCAGTATCTTGACCTAAAAATGGTACTTCACTATAGACTTTACCGTCCCCATCTGTTATGTCTAGTACCTGTATAATCTTCTCATCATCAACGGTAATTGTAAGGAATTGTTCTGCTGCTCCAACTGTCTCAGTAATGGATTTTACCGTCCCAGAGAATGCTTTTACTTTCTTTATCAAAGTATACTCAGTTGGGTTTCCATCACCGTCGAGACTTGCAATTCTCACTTCTGTAGGATCATAAGAGGAAGAAACACCGAAATCTATTTTTCTATCTATTATAAAGTTTATGTCTCTATTTACTGATGCTCCTATAACTGCGTTTGCATCTATAGTTAATGCTTGAGAATAATCTGGATTATAATTTTCTGTTTTACCTACTCTATGACTTACAGTTAATTCAACTTCTGAAATTGTAGATACTTTAGGTTTATAACCTAACATGTAAGCTAGATTATAAAGATTACCGGGATCTTTTGCATACTGTAAATATGTTTCTTGCAGCTGAGTATCCTGATAAAAGGATAGTACGTCTCCTACGTATGCTGCCATTTCGATAAACATAGTACCTGGAGAGGTAGGAGAGAAGTCATTATAAGTATCGGGAAAATAATTCCTTGCATACTGTACTAGCTGATCTTTAAAATCAGTAAACTCTCTGTTTATGTATTTTATATCTCTTTCTTGAGCCATTACTGTTCAAAATTTATTACTAACGAATCTTCTATATTAGTTTCAGATATAGTATACGACATAGTTAAAAATACCGCATTGCTATCTGGTTCTGCGTTTAATTGCATATCAGTAGTTATAACTCTCGGAAAATATACATTTAGACCTTCTTGTATTGTATTCTTAATTTGATCTATTTTATCTTGTGTAAGTTGATCAAATAGCAAATTTCTTAAACCACTTCCGAAAGAAGGATTCAAAAATCTCTCTCCAGTACCGGTTAAAAAGAAGTTAATCATATTAGTTTTTATAGCGTCTTTTGTTTCGTAAGTAGTATTAAATACACCCGGACCTGTAAAAGGTAGAGATACTCCAACACCTTTACGTGGTTGAAGATCTAATGGATCTATTTTTTTTACTTCGAATGCCATCTTATGCTACTCCGTATTTTTGTTTATCTTTTTCAACAGAAGCTTTATAAATAGCTCCTGCTTTTTTCACAAAATCAAACTGAGAGATATCTAAACCCGGGGAAGGGCGGCCTGAATCTACCATTCCCATGTTGGAAGCCATCATTTCAGCAAAGTTTGGTTTTTGAACCATATCTGATGTTCCAGTATAAACGTTTTGATATTCTGAGTTAGTCATAGAAGCTTTAGTCTGATTTATCATTTCCATTATAGGATCTGAAGATTTAGGTGGTTGAGCTTCTTGAATTTTAGTTTGTGATTCAAATTTTTGGACATTTGGTTTAGCATCTGGTTGACTAGCAACACGAACTGCTTCTGTAAGCATCTCCTGTAACTCCTCCTTAACAGCTGCTTTAACCTCTTCTCGTATGATTTTTCTTAATTGATCGAGTTTCATATATATAAATAGTTATGTTATGGAAGTTGATTATCTATTCTAAATTTTAATTCTTTTATTAATACATCAGTAGATGAAGCAAATGAGGAAGGACCTCTCAAAACTATTACTCCTATCTGATCTTTTGCTACTGCAAATCTTCTTGGTGCTATAGAAGGTGAGTTTGGATCGGTTTGTACAGATAGGGTATAATCTTTTCCGTTAGAACTTCTAAAAGGTACTTCCGGATTAATAGACCCTGCTACACCTGTTTCACCTAAATTTGCTGAATCTCTTAATGTTCTAAGTTCAGCTTGGGATAACCCTGCTTCTTGAGCACATTCTTCTATTAAAGATAGTATTTCATTAATAGTATTTAGTACTCCAGGAGGTACTCCTAAAGAAGGAACTGAAGGTCCTGAGAATGATAGTGATGTTGTTTCTAATAAACTTTTACAAGCTTTTATATCATCTTCAATTGAAACTACTAATTCACAGGCTAACCTTAATAGTTCACTATATTTATTTGTTACCTTTATAGGTATACTAAAAAGCAATCCTCCTGTTGGAGGTGGTACTCCTATAGATGTTGGAATAGGAATAGCTTTTAGTACTGATACTAGTTTTTTTGCAGCATTTAGAGGTGGTTCTAACCTTGTTACCATTCTTTCGAAAGGTGCTATTCTACCTTGAAAATTATTTACTACAGCTATAAGTCTATTTAACTTAGCTATAGATTGCTCTAATTCTACTTTGGGAGGACATTGATTAGAAAATTTGCTAAGTATTCGCTGTAATTCTTCATCAAGTCTACCGCGTACTTCAGCTTCTATCCTGCCGAGAATTTCTGCAAGTACACCAGATAACGATGAAGGTTGTATTCTACAAGGCATTATTCAACAAATACTTTTTTAGATTTTAAAGGTGATGTTCCAAATGGTTTATTTAATCCGCTATTTTTTTGAAGGGTATTTAACTGTGCTGAAGATAGTGCACCTCTACTGTTTAAGCCAGGAATTTTCTTAGCATCGACTGTTATAGCTTTTGACATTGCATTAGCCATTCCTTTTACTATTTCAACTAACGAATTTAGAGTCTGTAGAGTGGCATTACCTAAAAGTACTGGTTCTTTAACTCCTTGACTTGCTGCAGCTACGCCTGCTCCTAGAAATATAAGTTCGGCATCTAAAGATACTTCTTTTACTCCATCTAAATTAATATAATTACTTTGAAGTTCTAAGTATTCATTAGAATTAAGGAATATACCTTCTTCTTTAGCGTTAAAGTACAACCTTCCGCCATTAACAACTACTTGAGAACCTTTATATTGGTTTGCTAAAGGAGGAGCGGAATTAACTCCGTAAGAGTCTGTCTTATCTCTTGTTTGCTCTAACGGTATTAGGTGATCTGATGTAAGGTAGATAGATGAAGCATCTTCGTTTATATCCTCTATAATAGGATCGTAAGGATTCTCAGCTTGTTTTTGACCGTTACTTAATATAGTAAGAGGCTTTCCTATGTTTGTACTATCTACAAATTCGTTTTTAGGAGAAGGAAACCCGGTTAACCTAAGTGATTGACCTTGTCTACCGTCTAAAATAATATCACCAGGAAAAGGTTGCATAGGGTTTACTTCAGTAAGCTCGTCTATATCTTTACCTAAATCTAATTCTTTATCTATATCATCTGGAAATGCAGCATGATTTGGGTGGTTCCATAGATTAACAATAGTATCGTAGTAAGTTTTTACATTGAGATTACTTCCGTCTAATTCATTTCCTGGTGCTGATATTAATAGTACTATTTCATTCTTTAGAGGTAGTTTTTTAAAATCGTTCCGTAAAGGATAAGCTACAGGAAGAGAAGTAGGATCAGTTTCATCTATAATTTTAGAAAGAGTTCTATACTTTATTGCACCTATAGCTTCAGATTTACCGTACTTAGCCCATTCTATATGCGTATCATCTAATATAACATCAACAACTCGGACAGGAATCATTGAACTCCTGCCAGATGATTTACTTTTTATAGGGGTATCGTTATTACTAGCCCCTGAATAAAGGTTATAGTTGTATCCAGTTACCATTCTTACTCAGAATCTTCTTCTTTTTGTATATCGTCTACGTTTTGAGCTGTTTCTTCCGATTCTTCAAGTAAATCTTGTAGTTCTGAGAAGTCAAACATCTCTCCATCACCGCCTTTTGCTTGAATTGCTTCAATTCTCTGTACAACAGTCGCTAATTTAATAAGATGCTCGTCATTTTTTACACCTATCTCCATATATTCTTTGATCATAGGTACAATTAATGTAGCATCCCCAATATTTTCTATTAAAGGCTTAAGTTCTCCTATCAAACCTCTTACTTGAGCACGGGTTGCCGTAGAGTTATCGTAGATTTCACCGAAAATATCAGATAAAGTCTTGTCTCTGAATATAGTTTTATCTAAACTCATAGTCTTTTTTATTATAAATAGACTATAATGGCTTATTGTAAATCAGCCCTTGCTCACTTAAAATCTTGTAATTTATATAAAAATCCTCCTTTAAAACCGATATTACACGTGTTAAATGGGGAGTTTCACACTCTGTCATCTCTCGAATGTAGATATACAGTGCTTTTTTCTTAAAAATATCAAGATCGTAACGAGTTTTAAAGACAGTCAACACAGCATCTGCGATTTCTTGGTCAGATTCTTTAGGAAATAGTTCTTCTAAGTTAGAATACGCTTCTTCTATCCAAGAATCTAGAAAAGTTGCCAAAGAAATAGCGTTTTTAGAACGGACATCCGTGTCTACCTCGTAAGAATCTTCAATATCATCGAAAGATCCTATCTGTTTAAGCTTTTTATAGTTTTTATTGTTATAATTTATAAGCCAACGTTTAACTATAGTGCCAAAATAAGAATAAGCTTTAGCTCCGTTAGTAGGATCAAACTTATCTATCTTTTCAGACATTAACATAGTAACAACTTCATGTTTTAAGTCTTCTATCTTTTCAACATCTGTGTAATAGAACTTAAAAGTATGAATAATATTCTCTGCTAACTTATAAAAAGGAAAATATATATGTTCGGTGAATATTCTATTCTTGTATTCGGTGTCTTCTGAGTTATTAAACTTTACTATATAGTCTTCTGTCTCTTTTGTAAAGTAATTACTACTAGCTTTCTTTCTTGCCATAGTTTTCCGGGAGCATGTATCGGTCTAGCTCTTCTTGAACCGTTTTCATTGATTCAAAAAAGAAACCAACCTCATCATCTGATTGAAAGACCCCTCGTTCATCTAGATTCTGCAAGTGTTTTTGTGATTCTGTTATAGTTTTTGATATATTCTGTAGATATTGGACTTGATCTTGTACAACATCTTCATATTTTTCTACTTTTATCAATAGATTACGTAAAGCAACTACAGATACTATAAGTAATATACCTAAAATTATGGATAATACCAACATTTTATAGATTTTTTAACATATTTTGCAATCCTGAAGAAGAATTTACTCTTTTACCTGTTGAAGATTGTGATTTTTTCGTTTTAGCATCGGTTGTACCGCCATTTCTCTTCCAAATATCGTACTCTACCTTGGAAGCAAGGAAATCTGCTGAGTGTAGAATAGAAATTATGCTTGTTTTTTGACGTGAGGTAGGTTGATGACTAAAAAAGTACGCTTCATTAGCTTTATCGAACACTCCATCATGACATCTGATAGCTAAATACTCTTTCTGGTTAACTTTAATACCGAACTTCTGGAGTAAATATAGAGAACGGTCTTGAATAAGCATAAAGTCTAACTCTGGATTGTTAGTATACATCTCATTAAGCTTATCTTGACGCCATTTATCAGTCTGAGGTAAATAATTAGGTGCATCTCCATTACCCATCTTACCTAAATCGTGAAATAATGCGGCAAAAACAAGTTCTTCTTCGGTGAAGTCTACCTCTCCACCCATTTCCTTATACAACCTCATTTGTTTCACCGCATATTCCACAACTCTATTAACATGATCAACGTATCCACCCGGAAAAGCATTATGATACCATGTTTTACCACTAGCAGGAGCCATAACATAGGTATCCTCCATGTGTTTAATCATAGACTTAACCGAATCTTTACGTTCGGTAATGTAAGTATCTATAATTTTAAGATGCTTTTCGTAATTTTTTTGTATAAGTTCGGCTTCTAACATAGTTAGTCTTGAGTTTCGGTATTAAGTAAGGTTTTGATTTGACTAATAAAATCACTTATAGTATCTAAAGTATCGTAAGCCTCTTTTCTATCGTTACTACCTAAATGAAAGTTTAAAACTTTTAATTTAGATTCTATTCTTTCTAATTTAGTAGTAATTAAATCTTTATTTCTCATAAATAAATCAAATATATTATTTTATATAATATAAAGTTATGAACTTTTTTTTAAAAAAGCAACTACTTAATAATTATTTTTGCAACTAATTCATCATTTACCTCATATTTACTACCTGCTTCCCATAATACTCTACCGTAAACACTGATAGTATCATTAAGAATCTGAGGAGATATAGGACCTACTATTCGTTTACCGTAAAGTTTTCCTGGTCTTTCTTCACATCCTCCAAAACAATCATCGGATAGATAGATACGAGTATTACGCTGGACTATAGGAACTACGTATCCGTCTAAGAAACTAACCGTTACATCTGTAGAACCTACCGGGATTTGAGTTCCGTTGTAAGTTCGAAGAGATAGCCAAGGGTTGTATAGAGGAACAGAGAAGTTTAAATCACCATCTACATTCCAATAGGTATCTGTATCGAACTTAGCTTCAATAACAGTCATACCGTTGTATTGATACTCTTCGTACATATCGTCTGCTTCAACATATATATCAAAACGAGGATAATATTCTCCGTCAAAATCAAGATCTACATGATAATACCCATTTTCATCTTGCGGATAATTAAGAATTAAACGAGCATCACAATCTCCAGACAGACAAGGAGAAGAGACATCATCAGGTTTAGTACAGCTTAGGGTAAGGAGGGCGAGTAAAAAAATAAAATATTTCATAATAACCGTTTTTATATTAGTTTGGCGAAGCCCGCCGCGCAAACGCGCAGAGTTGCCTCGAAAATTTCTATCCATTATACTTTTGACCAAGTTTTTCTATAATAGATTTAACTTCTTCTAAAGGTATTTTAAAGAATTCTCTTTGATTATTAACCCGATAACCGGACAGATACTCGTGTACTTCGGCTTCTAATTCGATGCCGTTATAGCAAGGAAAGGCCCATTCGAGTACAAAACCGGTAGGAACCGAGGTAGATCTATCTAATTGAGAGACTCTCTTAGAAGGATCGCCTTTGGTGTAACCTATCTTAAGAAGCCCGGGCATAGAAGGATTAGAGAGGACATATACATGCTGTTTGTCGACAGACGGGGTAATCTTCATTACTTTACGTCTACCGGTATAATACGTAACTTCCTCCCAGCCATCGTTTTGTTTATCTATATCTCTATGAGGAGTAATAGTATAGAAACGTGCTTCTGAGCCCATTACATCTTCTTCTACAGGTACGTAGGCTTGCGCCTGTTCTGGGGTAATACGAGAGAATTTGGTGCTTGGTAGATTTTCCATTTTCTTATAACCTTTTTAACTATATGTAAATATAAGAAAAAATTATCGAGTCTCCAACTCTATTGTAATATTTTTTGCAATATTTAAGTGATCCATGTATCTTTTTATAATCTTACACTTCTCATACTCCTCTATATGTTCAAAATAGAATAAAAGATGTTGTAAACCATCTTCTACCTTACCGGCTTCAAAAGATTCTCCTATAGTGTATAAATCATCAAATCTATCACTATCTATACGGGTAAGGTATTCATATAGTCTGGTATAATACTTTCTACGTATATTCTCTTTGTTTCTTTTAAACTCTTTGGGGAAGTTATTTTCATACATATGACTCATTAGTTCAAAGTTTTCTAATCCTTTGATTACCATTCCCATCAAGACAAACGGATTTTTGAGCTTATGTTCAATTCCATGCTCTTTATAGATCTCTTCATCTCCTTGTTCGAAGATAGAGAATAACGTCTGTGGGTCAAGTTTATGCATGATTGCTTTATAATAAATAGTAAAAATATGAAGTATTACCCCTATATACAAAAAATTTTGCTAAAAAAAATTTTGAGATTAAGTTGTATATATGCAAAAAAGTTCTTATATTAATCAATATATAATTCTGGTATACTATGTCTATTGAGGAAATTTTAATGTCTGCTGAAGCTCATGGTAAGAGAAGTGAGGTTTTAAAGACTGTGTCAAGTCTAAAAACATTAAATGCTAGTTTACCTTTAAAAGAATTGTATGAAAAAGCTTACGAAATAGTAATGAAAGTATGAAAAGAGATATAGAAGCATTAGTACATCTAGTAGTAGCCATAGTGCTATTCACACTAGGAACAACATTAATAAAAGATCCATCAGCATATAATAAAGAAACATCTAATACTATATTAGTATTTTCTATAGCATATATCATCTACTGTAAGTTTGATAGTATTGTCCCATATATTAAAAAAATAAAAGGTTATGATAAAACAACGCATTTATAAGTATATTAGTTATTTCTTTATATCTATAGGATTTATTGGATTAGGATGGTTGGTAGGTAGTCTATTAGCCGAGATTGTATGGTTTTTTATTAAACCTCTATTCTAAATATATACATATATATTACTAATAAGTGAAAGTTATCCGGGATATATTTCTTAGTCAGGCGCTCACGCATTGCTTCCCGCCGTCTTAGGGAACAATACTGTCAGGTTTATCTCACCTTGCCGGCACCTTGACCTAACCTTGAACGCCTATCGACGGTATCGGTCTCGTAGTTTGTAGTATATATAGAGTAGGGTTAGCATACCTAGTATATACAGCATAGTATATAGAGGGTTATTTAATAGATACTGGAATCCTAATATACCTATATAGAGTATCTGATATAGTATATAGGCTAGTAGGGCTATTGATGATACTATGGCTATACCTTGAAATACCTTTTTCATATTAAGCTAATTCAATATTGTACAAAGGAAACTTGTAAGTAGTACGTTGAGCCATCATATCGTAAGTATAAGCCTTAGCTATAGTACGACCCAAAGATTCAATATTCATACCATTAACATTATTCCAGATACTATATCTAACATCTCCATTCTTATATATATAACATTGAATAGTATACTTCTGGCCTCTATATATAATATCTAACCCCTCTTCATTATTAAGAGATAGGATGGCCTTTTTAATAACCTCTGATTTCTTTACTTTATCTGTATAAGTCATAACCTTTATTTTTACTACGTAAATATACGAACAATATCTCATATAG